TAAAGCATGGAATGATGCATACACAATTCGCTTTGCTGGTAATGAAGCGCGTCTTAAGAATGGCTTGAATGCTTTATCAGAAAGAGATTACATTCTTACTGAAGATGCATACGCTCAAACATTAAAAGCCTACGGCTTAGGTAACATGATTAGCACAGACCGTGTTGCTAATGAAGCAAAGTTTGCTACATACATTGGCAACGACATGTCATCAACAGAGTTTAATGACCGTATTAAAACAGCAGCAGATAACGTAATCAATGCTGACCCTGTAGTAATGGATACATTCAAACAATACTATGGTGGATTAACTACTAGTGATTTAGTTTCATACTTCCTAGCACCTGATGAAATCCTACCTGTTCTTAAGAACAAGGTGGCAGCAGCACAGGTTGGTACTGCAGCAACAGAGCAAGGATTAAATGTAAATGTTAACCGTGCTACAACTCTTGCTAATCAACTAGGTGGTCTTGGTCAACTAGGTAACATTGCTGGAGCATACGGAAGCGTAGCCTCCGTGCTACCTGCTGGTCAGAAGTTAAGTGATATTTACAAACAGGCTGGTATTAACTATGACCAGACTACTGCAGAAAATGAATACATACTGCAGAATGCAAATGCTGCTAATAAGCGTAAGCAACTAGCATCACTTGAGCGTGCTCAATTTAGTGGAGACGCAGGTCTTAATCCAATGTCAAGCAACCTAGCCAGCGCAAGAACTGTTCAAGGTAAGTTCTAAAAAGAATCCCGATGTGGACCCGCCAGCCCCACACGGTGTATAAGACTGGAAGTAGAAGCCAGACTATGTTCCCCGACATAGACCTGAGGTCTGCAAATCAACTAACGATATAGGGAGGACGGTTGCTATGAGCAACAACTACTGGGACGACGAAGAAGACGACAATGATACAACACCAGCAAATCTGGAAGGCAACGACTTAATTAAGCAGTTGCGTAAAAAGGCGCGTGCTGATGAAAAACGTATCAAAGAAATGTCTGAACAACTTGAAGGAATCACAAAAGCGCAACGTGAATCCGTTATCAAGAAAGTCCTAGAAAGCAAGGGTGTAAGTCCTAAGGCTGCACGCATGATTGCTAATGAACTACCAACAGATGCTAACGAGGAGTCAATTTCTAATTGGCTCGATGATAACGCTGAGGTGTTTGGCCTTCAAGCAAACAACCAGGATAACCCTGAACAAACAATTGACCGTGCTGCTTTACGGCAGCAGGACATTGTTACACAAAGGGCTGTTACGCCTGACCGTGCTGAAGATGCATTGATGAGATTAAACGAAGCAACAACTGCTGAAGATATTATCGCAATGATTCACTCGGGAAATTTTTAACCCAACCGAAATCTATCCCCTCATAAGGAGGTGCAAAAATGGCTAATGCATATACAACCACAGGTTCCGCTTCTCTAGGCGGTACAGTTGGTGGTGCTGGTCTCGTACAAAAGGCGTATGACCGTCTAATCGAGTTCGCACTCCGTGCACAACCACTCATTCGCTCAGTAGCCGATAAGACTCCTGCGCGTCAAAGCATCCCTGGTTCGTCTGTTGTTTTGCAGCGTTACGTTGACTTAACTCAACAGATTACTACTCTTACAGAGCAGACTGACCCAGATGCTGTAGCACTTGCTACACCTACATACACAACCATTACTCTTGCTGAGTATGGTAACGCAGTTCTAGTAACACGTGCGTTGGAACTCTTCTCTCTAGCAGATGTAGACCCAGCAATCGCTAACATCATTGCGTTCAACATGGCAGACTCAATTGATACTGTTGCACAGAACGTACTACGCACAGGTGCTAATGCACTATACGGCGGAACACGTACTTCAACAGCAACTCTAACATCATCAGACACATTTACTTCAGCACTTGCTCGTAAGACAACTGCTAAGTTGCGTGCTAACAAGGCTATCCCACGTAAGGGTTCACTTTACTGGGCAGGTATCCACCCTGAAGTTTCACACGACCTTCGTGCTGAGACTGGTGTGGGTTCATGGCGTCAGCCACACGAATACCAAAGCAATGACCAAATCTGGGCTGGCGAAATCGGTACATACGAAGGTGCATTCTATGTTGAATCACCACGTCTATACAACGATTATGTTGGTGCTGCTAAGTCAACATCAACTACAACTACTACTGCAACAGCAGCAGCAGGTGTATTCGTTCTTGCTCTAACATCAACATCAGGTATTTTGGTATCTGATACTGTTGCTGGTACAGGTATTGCTACAGGTTCACAGGTTGTATCTGTTGGAACAGGCACAGTCACAATTGACACAGCCGTTACTTCAGGCACAGTTACATCTGGCGCAACAGTTACATTTACACATGAGACTAAGGTATTCAATACCTACTTCGCTGGACAGCAAGCACTTGCTGAAGCCGTTGCTGAAGAGCCACATGTTGTTATCGGACCAGTCGTTGACAAGTTAATGCGTCACCGTCCACTTGGATGGTACGGCGTACTTGGACACGCTATCTACCGTGATGAAGCACTCTACCGTGTAGAGACTTCTTCTTCAATCAACTACTAATAGTTAATTGACAGCAGAGCAGGAGCAGCAATGTTCCTGCTTTGCGGTAAGTCAACTAGAGGAGAACAATGACTAAGTACTATGTAACTCCTCCTACTGAGGAGTATGGTCCAGCGGGTGGTGGACGTTTGTTTATCCGCTATCGCCTCACACGTGGGCAGAGCCTTATGAGTATTGGTGGCGTGTGGTCTGTTACTACATTTCCAACTGAAGATGTTATGAAAGCCGCAGATATTTTTTATCTAGGCGGACGCACATATGAAATTAAAAAAGGTATTTATGACAGCCTCGTAGCGCAGGGTTACGGAGCATATGTAAAGGCAGAGTAATGGAACATCAGCATATTAGTAAAGTACTTGAGTGGGGTTTTAACGACAAGCATGATTTTATAGCATCTCTTTATGGATGTGTGCTTTGTGAAGTTACCGCAGATAAACCATTTGAGTATGAAGATATTTCAATTGACCATACTCAATGTGATGCAGATTGTTTTGGCTGTAAGGCTAAAGGATTACAACTAGCAACTGGAGATGCAGCGGGCAACATTATTGCCAGTGGTACTACTCAAAAAAAATGGGACAAAGAACTAGGTTTGTATAAGCAGGCTAGGGCACAGGGCATACAGCCAGATGGCACTAACACTAAGCAGATACAAAAAGCAATAGACGTAAGCAATCGAACAGGCGTCGCTTATGATGCAAGTTCACCACTGAGAGGAATAGCCTAATGGCAATGGCAAAGAAGTCTGCTATGGCAGACAAGACGCAAGATGCAAAAGTAATGAAGGGCATGAAGCCAATGCAAAAGGCAGCCTTTAAGAAGGCTGATACTGCAATGGATAAGAAGAAGCCATCTGCTAAAGCAGATATGAAAATGGACATGGCTCTTCGCAATAAGATTATGAAGAAAGGCAAGTAACATGTGCGTTGAATGCGGATGTACTGATGCCAATGGTAATCAAATGAGAACTACAATTACGGCAGGCGTACGCGTTGCCGAAGGTCAAAGCGCAGATGTCATTAAAGGCTTTGACGTACCACCACCCCCATCAGAAAGAAACAAGGTAATGTAATATGGCTAATGAATATATGAACTCAAATGAAACTGCTGCTGGGTTAGTTATTCCAGCCAAGGTTCGCAAGGCAGCAACAGATACATCATCAATCAACAAGGCTGATTTCTTTGGCGGAGTTGCACCAGGAACTGCTAACGTGGTACCACCACGTTCAGACCAAGGTGCTACTGCTATGGGTCCATCAACTATTGTTCAGGGTATCTACACACAGCCTACAGGCGGCGGGCGTAAGATTTAATTATGCCTAATCGTATACCAACACCAGGCATTCCTACACCAGCAGTACGTAAGTCTAGTGCTGCACAAAAGCCTGCCTCTTACTTGGGCAATGCTGCTAAAGAAATTGGCGAGTTTGGTAGCGCATGGAAGAAAGCGTTTAATGCTTCGGCTGATGTTAAGCCAGGTGCTAACGCACGTGCTGCTGCTGCTAACAAGAATCAAACAGCACAAATGGGACAAGCATTAGGTGCTGTTCTACAAGGTCGCCGTTACGACTCATCTGGAAAGCAGATTACAAAATAATGACAGCACACAAAGGTATGGGTTTTCAAGCGGCACAAAAGAGTATTGCAAAGAAAAGCGGTGTGTCAATGAAGTCTGCTGGTGCAATCCTTGCATCCTCTACACGCAAGGCAAGTCCAGCAGCAAAGAAAGCAAATCCTAATTTAAAAAAGGTTAAGGGAAAGTAAATGGCAAACTCACCAGCATGGCAGCGTAAAGAAGGCAAGTCACCTACGGGTGGATTAAATGCAAAGGGACGTGCATCGGCTAAGGCTCAAGGGTCAAACCTAAAGCCACCTGTTAAGTCTGGTGACAATCCACGTAGAGCAAGTTTCCTTGCTCGTATGGGTGGTATGCCTGGACCAGAACGTAAACCTAATGGTGACCCTACCCGCTTGTTGCTATCGCTTCAAGCGTGGGGGGCGTCATCAAAAGCAGATGCTAAAAAGAAAGCCGCTGCTATTAGTGCACGGAACAAAGGCAAGAAATGAAACATAAAGAAGTTTGGGATAAACCAAATCCTAAAAAGAAATCAACACCTTTGACCCCCGCTGCCAAAGCATCAGCAAAGGCTGCTGCTAAAAAGGCTGGCAGAAAATATCCTAATCTTGTAGACAACATGAGGGCTGCACAAAAAAAAGGTAAGTAATGGCTACTATTAAAATTCAAGGACAAACTCACAAAGTGAGCAAAGACAAAACTGGAAAAGTTATTGTTAAACATCCTGGAAACCCAAAACAAACTTACAACCTTACAAAACTAAGCGGAAGTAAAACAATTTCTTCTGGAGTTAAATCAGTAAAAGATTACCATAAGAAAAATCTTGTTAAGAAAGGTAAGTAATGGCTATATACGGCAGAGCAGGAAGCACACTAGTAGATGAACTTAATCGTCTTGCTAATGGTGGAGGTTCTTACCCAGCAAAGTCAGCATACCTTGATGAACAAGGTGCCGCTAGCAAATGGGCAGGACTGACTACACCTATGGCAGTACAGGGTGCACTTAACTATAAGTATGGTACTACTGACCCTAAATTATACAAAGCCGTTACTGGAATCTGTAATGCCCTTGCTGGCACAACAGGACTAGATGCCGTGACTGCACTACGACAGGTGGCTTCTTAATGGCAACTACACTAATTGATATTATCAATGACGTACAACTAGACCTTTCAGGTTTTACTTACCGTCAAGACCGCGCTACATATTTAACACAGGCTGCTACTAGTGGTGACTTAATTCTTTATGTTGCTTCTACTGAAAACATTGGTAAAGGCATCATTGAAATTGATGATGAAATGATTTGGGTAGATGCTTATGACCGTCAAGCAAACACTATTATTGTTGCTCCCTTTGGTCGTGGCTACAACAGCACAACTGCAGCAACACACTCAGTTAATACCAAAGTAACTATTACTCCTACTTACCCACGCGTAGCAATTAAGCGTGCTATTAACGATACAGTTCAAGCAGTGTACCCAAAGGTATTTGCTGTAGGTT